TTTAGATGTACCACCTGCAGCATTCCAAGAAGCAGAACTATTACAACGCGAAATGCGTATGGGTGCTCGTTACCCTGAAGGTCGTTCTGGAACTATTGATGCTTCAGTTATTACAGGTCAAGGCGTGCAAGCATTACTTGGTGCATTTGATACCCAGGTAAAAACTGGTCAACAAATTTTAGCTGATGTTTTTGAAGACGTGTTATCTCTTTGCTTTAAAATGGATGAAATGCTTTTTCCTGGAGAAAAAACAATCAATGGTGTGAACAATGGTTCACCATATGAATTAAAATATGATTCCAAAAAAGACATTAAAGGTGAACATTCAATCCAAGTGCGTTACGGATTAATGTCAGGACTTGATCCATCACGTGCTTTAATCTTCTCACTACAAGCTTTAGGTGCAGATCTTATTTCAAGAGATTTCATTATGAGAGAATTACCTTGGTCAATGAATGTGACTGGGGAACAAGAAAGAATTGACATTCAAAAGATGCGAGATAACTTAAACGCATCTATGAATGCTTTAGCTCAAGCCATCCCACAAATGGCTACACAGGGACAAGATCCTTCAGACATAGTTTCCAAGATGGCACAAGTCATCAAGGAACGCCAATCAGGTACTTCTATTGAAGATGCTGTTGGAAAAATCTTTACTCCAGCACCAGCCCCAGAGGCAGCCCCACAAGCCGCTCCTGGAGAGTCAGTGTCTCCAGTTGAGCAAATGTCTGTCCCACAAAATGCTCCTGTTGAGGCTACTCCAGGAGCACCCCAACAAGCACCACAACAAGCTCCACCTAACCTACAAGCAATCTTAGGACAATTAGCAGGTTAGTAAGTAATCAATTTTAATTATCAATAGATGAGGTTTAAATGGCAGAAGTAGTTTCAGGTATGGGTAAAGACGCTAAGCGTACCGATATGAATACATCATCTAAGTTGACTCAAGGTATGAACGACAGAATGCCTTCTCAATTTTATGGGGACACAACACAGCTAAATCAAATGCAAGCTGGCGCTCCATTGCAAGGTGCATCATACAAGATTCCTAAAGTAAATATCCCAACCTCTCCTACTATTACCAATGAACCAACTATTCCGTTAACTGCTGACACTTTAAGACCTGATGAACTACCTGAAACTGGTATGAACTTTAACAAAGGTGGAATATCTCCTGGTCCAGAAATGTTAATTGGAACAAACCCTCAAAGCCCAAAACTTTCAGATCAAGTTTATGCTGCTACACAAGCAGATCCTAGTGGAGAGACAAACGATTTTTATAATTTCCTAGTTGAACGTGGGTTGTAGTGTCTGAAGATAGTGCTGGCTCATTAATCTGGAACACTTCACCAAGCGTTTATAATTCTCTGAAGCAGTCTAATGCTGACGAAACCACAATGAGACGTTCTGCTGCTGCAATGAAACTTTTAAACCAACATAATTCTTTTATTGGAATGCCAGACATTGAAGCCAAAAGAGCTTTCACTAGATTACCTAAAGACAATCAAGATGCTCTTAGAGAATTTATGGATGTCCAAAACTATAGCAAAGAAGATGCTAGTTTTTGGCAGAAAACAAAATTAGCTGGATCTAATAAATTCGGCGGACTTATGAATGCTTTTGAAAAATATGGATTCACTCAAACCAACGCATACAGAATTGCTAACCTTCAACAAGAACAAAGAAGAGAAGACCCAAACCAAAAGTTTAATTTATTCTGGACTGGCGATCAGTGGGATACCACCTGGAATGGTGAACAATACTTTGACAAAAACAAAGCTGATGAAGTAACTTCTAAGTATTCTCCAGCAGTTGCTAAAGTTGCAAAACTTTATGCAATGAGAAAACCTAACCAAGAGATCATTGCCCTGCTTCAAACAGCAGAAGAAGAACAAGCCTTTATGGCTTTTAATGATCCAAAGAATGGTAAGAAAAGCGAAGTCGCTAAAGCCATTAATGAATTTGATCAAGCTAAAGTAAGCCCAGGTAGAGATCTTGCTTACAACCTTAGAAAATATGATAAGGCAAGTAAGGTCCCTGATGTTTATGATGTTGTATCTGGTTTAACCGATTTAACATTTACCACATTAACTGATCCACTTATTATTGCATCTAAAGCTGGCGCTTTAATAAGGGCAACTAAATATGGTTTACTAAATCTTGCTGGCAAAGACGGTATTGCTTTATCAACCTCTTTAGATAAAATGTTTAAAGCCAGAAGTGTTCGCAATTACTGGGATGATGCTGGTGCTCAACTAGACAAATTTGATAAATCAAAGAACTTATCTGAACGTGCTCAAATTGCTGCGGTTCTTGGAAAAGACTTTGGTTTAGACACAGTTAAAGTAAATGCTGATGATGCTTCAGAATTAGTTGCAAAAGACATAGTTCAACATCTTGCAGATGCTGGTGTAAGAGATGCAGATACAGCACTTTCTTATTTTAAGAATGCTGGTATCACAGAACTTATCTCTATGGGCAAAAGAGCTGGCGAACTAGAACCATTAATGCCACGCAAAACTGTTCTTTCAACTGCTGGTAAAACTTTACGTAATGCTACAGGTGCTTTACTGGGACTTAAATCTGCACCAGATCTTCCTGCAATTTGGGATGAAACCAAAGTTCTATCACAAAACTTTGGTAAAGAAGAAGACTTAAAACAATACCGTAGCCTTGGTGGAAACTTAAACAGAATTATTACCAAAGCTGCTAGTGGTAATCCAATTGACCTTGACAGTGCTGCATCCTCTGCAGATATATTTAGTATTGCTAGATTAGTTGTGGATCCATACCACGCTAACATCATTAAACAAGCTTGGCGTGAAGGCGATGTGGGCTCACGTTTACAACTGTTTGATGGATTAATGATTAACGTTGGAAAGAAATTTGGTTTATCAGAAGAAGCTGTAAAGAAACTTTATAACCGTACTGGTACACAACTTTACGCTGAAGATATGACAGTGCTATCAAAGACTGGTAGTGGGTTAAATCAATTAGGAAGACGCACTGGTTTAGTTGAAAAAACTTTATCTTCTACTGCTGCATTAAGCAGAGGTGCTTTAGCTGATCTTAATGCACAATTAAAAGATGCTAAGGTTGCTAGAAAAGAACTTCAACAAAAGATTAAAGAACTTGAAGCTAAGAATGTTCCTTTTGCTGAAACAGATCCCCTTAAAAAAGAATTAGAGAACCTTAACAAAAAAATAGGTGGCATTGTCAATAAGACAAAGACCTATAAAAAAGCTACTGGTGATGACATAGCTGGTGAAATCAGAAAAGCAATGCTTAGAGCTGGTATCACTTTAGAAGACACCAATGCTTACACAGACATATTACGTAAAGGTGCTGCTGGAGAAGGCGACCCATATCAATTTCAGCAAATAGTTGGAACTGTTTATGATGTTGTATCAAGAGATGACAAGTTAGCCAAAGCGTTAAGTAAGAATGATGAAGGTTTTGAAGTTGTTGACTTTGACCTTGTTGAAGAGTATGTACAAAAAGCTTTTCCTACAACAGCAGAAGTTGCACAAAGACTTGGACAAGGTGCTTATAACCCTGCTCAATTAGGTGATGCACAATATGCTTTAGGTTACTGGCAACTAAGTAATAAAGTTGCTACTCCAAACTTTGCTGAATGGTCAAGAGCTGCTAATGGTAAATTCTTAGGATCTTACAGTGGACAAACTCGTTGGGCTCTTGAAAAAGTAACCAATGGTTGGTCTTGGTTTACACTTATTCCACGTTTAGGTATCAGATCTGCAATTGAAGAACTAGGTTTATTTGGCATTACTGTACCTTTTGGTGATCTACATAGAATACTAATAGGTAAGAAGATATCAAACGAATATCGTTATGCTGCATATGGTGAACAAGCACTAGGTTTCATTAATCGTAACATTGCTCGTTTGCTTAGAACTGGTGATTCAAGAATTACACCAGCTCAAAGAAAACTTATACAAGATGACCCAAGTCAATTGCCAGCTATTGTTGCTAAGAACGTAGCACGCAGTAAAGCTGTTATGATATTAAGTGGTTTTAATACTAAAGATGTTGAACGTTGGGTTAACGATTGGTTTGAACAACCATTTGGGTTTGCAACATTAGACGAAATCAACGAAGGTGCATTAGGTGCGCTTAACGTTGGTGAAACAGCAGCAGATAAATTAGCATTCAAATCACAAAAGATTTTTGGTCCATTAGTTCAACACAATTATAGAGCTGAAGATGCTGCTAAAGATTTACGATTCACTGGTGAATTTAATTCACTTAGATACAAAGATTATGGATTTGATAATGCTTGGCTTGCTCAAATTCAACTTCGTTTAGATCCTAAAACTAATCTTGGATGGGGCAAAACAGTATTAGCCCATATCTACAATGAAGAAAAAGCAGTTAAGTCTTTAGTAAAACAGTTTGAATCAAACCCTGAGATTATGAATAAGTTTGTTTTGTACAAGGAACTTGGTGCAGAAGAGTTTGCTAGAAGACAATACAAATTTATTACCCACCCATTTACTAAATCTAATGGTCTATTAAACGATAAGTTAATTGCTAAAGTTCGTAAGAGTGTTATTGATCCAACCACAGGTAAATCTAAATTACAAATAGATGCTTCTAATTTAACTCTTAGAGATCTAGATGACTTTGGAAAACTTGACACACCAGAAACTGTGTTAGGTAAGGTTTATATGCCTCTGACAAACTTTAGTAAATTAGGTCAATGGGTAAGCGGTGGACAAGCTCGCTTAATGAACGTAATGAGCAAGCAAATTGCTATCCTTGGTCGCGAACCAGCACTGTTTGCTAACTATCAAATCTATCGTAAACGTTTAATACAAGCAGAATCAGATATTGCTAAACGCCATATGGACAATGGTATGGACAAAGATGCTGCTGAAAGACTGGCAAGCAAGTGGGCTGCAAATATTGCAGGAGACTTGAGCTTAACTAGAACATTACAATACTTAGATAACCCTGCAATGAGAACTAACCTTGCATTCAATATGCGTAACATTGCTCGTTACTATCGTGCAACAGAAGATTTCTATAGAAGAACCGCAAGAGTAGTTAGATACGATCCGTTAGCAATAGCTAAATTCAGATTAACTACTCAAGGTTTAGAACACGCTGGGTTTATTCATACAGATGAAAACGGAGAATTGTACTTCGTTTACCCTGGTGATGAAATAATTTATACTGCAGTTGGTTTAGGTTTAAGGTTAACTGGTCACGAAAACTATTTAAGACAAATTCAACCAGCACAATTTACTGCTAAAATATCTATGCTTACTCCATCACTGGATCCAGATTCTGCTATACCTACACTTAGTGGTCCTGCATCTGCTTTTGCTGTTGCTGTTGTTGAAAACTTTTTACCTGATTCTCAACAAATGGAATTTAGAAAAAAAGTGTTAGGTAAGTATTCTGTTAACAGAACATTGCCAGAAATGTTACTTCCAGTTACACTGGCTAGAGTTTTTAATAGTTATGACAGAAATGAAAAAACTTCACAATTTGCCTCTGCTGTACGCAAAGCGCATCTTTACTATGCAGCAAATGGTATAATGAAAAAGTTTCTTGCTGAAGCTGAAAAAGGTGGGGCTACAAGAGCTGCGGCAATAGCTACATATAACGCATATGTTAATGCTACTGCTAGAAATGTTGTATTTACTAGAAACTTAATTGGATTATTTGCTCCTGCATCTCCAACTGCAGATTTTGGTTTAGATGTTCCAGATTGGATTCGTGAACAAACTAATGTTACAGCTCTTAAACCAGAGTTTAATAAATTCCTTAAACAATACGGTGATGATCCAGATGCTTATGATAAAGCATTAGCTAAATTTACTAGATTGTTTCCAGGTAAAGCAGTTTACTCATTAACAGAGTCTGAAAAAACTGGTGTTGGTTCAATTGGTGCATATAAAGAAGCTGAAGATTGGATTAAAGATAATCCAAAACTAATGAAATCATATCCAGAGGGTGTAAGATTTATCATTCCATCTAATGGACAATTTGATTTAGAAGCATATGCTTTCTTAGAAGATCAAGGTCTTACTGAGAAAAAGGATATAAAAAGGTTTGCTGCTGAAGCTGTTGTTTTTGAAGACTTATTCTACTGGAGAGAAGTTAAAAAGATATCTGATGATGAACTAATTAACGCTACTGATGCTGGCACTAAGCGTGCTATTAGAAATAGGTGGGAAGCTTGGTCTTCACAATACAGAGCTCAGCATCCACAGGTTCAGGTTTATCTTGATAACACTGTAAGAAATGATCAACTTAAAAAAGATGCTGTCAGAGAACTTTATGATATGAATCAGAAAAAAGAAATGCCAATGACTGATTCTAATAAAAAGATTATGGCAATGGTTAATCTTTATTATGAGTTTAATTCTAAAGTTAAATCAGTTAGCGGACAAACTGATGGTGAAGTAGCATTCCGTAAAGCATTAAGAAAACAAGCATTAGATTTAATGTTGCAATATGCAGGATATGATGATCAAGCTTTAGCTGCATATAGAACTCTTTTTGATCCACTAATAGGAGAATGATGGTAGACGTAAATCCACAAGATGGATATGATGATGTAACTGGGGATCCAGTTCCAGCTGGAGAAGCTTTACCAGGTCTTGAAAACTTTTTTGCCACTAATGCTGGTAAAACATATACTCAAATTGAGATAGATGCTTTAGGCAGAAGAATAACAAATACAGTTCCGTATAATGTTGCTATATCAAACTTTACTAATAGAACTGAAGCAGAAATTAAATTGCTTCAAAACAAGTTTATTAAAGCTAATTTTAAAGGAATTAAAGCAACTGGTAAATTAGATACAATTGATCAAATTAATAACTATATCAAAGCAGCAGAAGCTGCTTGGGAAGCTTATTCAAAATTAGCTCAATTAAGCCCTGATAAAGCTGATCGCAATATTGGTGATTTCATTGACAAGACTGCTGCTGGTGGTGGCAAAGGTGACACCACTGCTTATGAAACTTTATATCTAACAACTAAACAAGATGCTATTAAGTTCTTTAACCAAACCTATAAAGACTGGACAGGCAATGATGCCACCCCAGATAAAGCTGAAGCGTTCTATAAGAGTCTTAATGCTGCTGAGAAAGAAAATGTTCAAGTTCAAAAGACCACACAGACAGGTGCTGGTGCTAGAACAACAGTTGTTAAAGCTGGAGAGATTGATAAAGAATCATTAGCTTTAGATATTATTGGTAAAGATATTACTGTTGACAATGTTGGTACTCTTGGTGGTGCTTTAAGTACAAAGCTAAAATCACTTGATACCCTTGCTGCAGACTATAATGTTAGACTAGATCCATTCACTAGAAAAGATTACCTATTTAAAATTATAGGTAGCAAGACTGGCATTGATGATGTATCTGCAAGACTACAAAAACTATCAGCTTTACAAAACCCTGCTTTGGCTCCATTCATTGAGTCAGGTTATAAACCATCTGAAGTTCTTGGTGGCTTTAGATCCTTTAAAGATTCATTCTATGAAGAACCATCTTTGAGTCCTAACGTTTGGGATGATGCCGATTTGAAATGGGTAGCCTCACAACAAAAACTTCCTACTTACGATGAGTTCTCAAAATACTTAGGTAATAAACCAGGTGCTGAATTTACTCAAGGATTTAGAAGAAAAGCTGCAACTTTTTCTGCAGAAGTTTTAAACATAATGGGATTGGAAAAATAAGTGGCAACTGATTATAAGAAGAATGCTGCTGACGCTAAAGCAATTGCCAAGTCTAATCCTGCTGCCGCAAAAGTTATTGCTCAAGCAACTAAAACTGGTAAGGGTCTTAGTGATAATGAGTTAGCTTTTATTAGAAATAATGCATCTAAGATTACGGCTACAACAAATCCTGTTGCGTTTCTTGGAAGCTTACAATCAAGACTTGATGCTAATGCTGCTGCTGCAGCTCCTGCTCCTGTAGGTACTCCAGTTGTTCAAAGTAATGTGGTTGATCCTACTACTGCTTATCTTCAAGCTAAAGATGATGCAGACAAACGCAGTGCTTATGCAACTTTAGAAGACACATTTAAACAATACAACTTAGAAGAATTAATTCCAACCATTAAACAGTTCCTTAAAGATAATTTAAGCCCAGCAGAAGCTGCATTAGAACTTCGTAAAACTGACACATACAAACAAAGATTTAAAGGTAATGAGGGTCGCATAGCCAAAGGTTTGCAAGCATATTCTCCACAAGAATATTTGAATGCAGAAGAATCTTATTATAGTTTGTTAAAAGATATCCTTCCTGGACTGGCAAACAAAGCAACATTTCAAAAACTTATTGCTGGTGGAGTATCCCCAGTAGAGACTCAAGATAGAATCAATAAAGTGTTCAATAAGATTGATAATGCTTCTGCTGATGTTAAGAATGAATTAGGCAGATACTTTAGTCAATATAATGTTAATGATCCTACTACTCAAAGAAATCAATTAGCTGAAGCAATTTTATCTGGTGATGATCCAGTAGTTAAGTTAGAACAAAATGTTCAAAAAGCGCAATTACGTGCAGGTGCAACTGCTGCAGGATACGTTACTTCAGAGCAAAGAATTGAATCAATTCAAGGTCTTCTTTCACAAGCTGGTGTTTCAGATACTTATAAGACAGGACAACAAGGTTTCCAAACCTTATCTCAACTTGAACCAATTACGACTAAACTTGCAAACATATATAAAGAAGCTCCAGTAAGTGAAGAAGAACTTCAAAAGGAAGCTTTCTTAGGATTAAAATCTGAACGCCGTAAAAAACTCGGTGAAAAAGAACAAGCAGCATTTAGTGGAAGAGCTGGCACCGCCCAAGTATCTCTAGCCCAAGAGGGCAAGGGAACTTTCTAAAACCCCCTAGCAGGATCAACCAGCCCCTGCAGGCGTACAAGACTGGTAGCAAGAGCCACAATATTTTCCCCGATTTATTGTGAGGCTTGCGACTAACCAAAAGAAATGGGAGCGTTGCAAATGAGCAACAATTATCAAGACTGGGAAGATGACGAAGATCTAGAACTGGATAACGATAGCCAGGAACCAAATGATCTCGTTAAAAAACTTCGCAAAGTAGATCGCGCAAAAGAAAAGCGAATCAAGGAACTGGAGTCCGAACTCGGACAACTACGTTCTGTGCAACGTGAAAGTACAATCAAGTCAGTCTTGGAAAGCAAGGGTGTGAGCCCAAAGATAGCTAAATTTATTCCTTCCGATTTAGAATCAACGCCAGAGGCTGTTGACAATTGGATTAAGGAAAATGCAGATATCTTTGGATTAGTGGCAAAGCAAGAAGACAAGGGACCAGATTTATCTGCCCTTCGTCAAATAGATGCTATTACTGCTAACGCTCAATCTCCTGCTGGTTTTGATGACACGATGCTTCGTATTGATCAAGCTTCTTCAGCCGAAGAAATTATCAATATGATTAATCAACAGTCATAATTAAAAACTACTAAACTAAGGAAACTAAAATGGCAGATGCCTATTCCGCCTTATCGGGCGGATCAGCAACTACTAACGGTGGTCTTGGTGGCGGTCAATATTCAAGTGCTAATAACGTAGGAACCTTTACACCATCTAATGGTGCAGGTCTTGTACAAAAAGCATATGACCGTCTTGTTGAGTTTGCACTTCGCTCTCAACCATTACTCCGTTCAGTAGCAGACAAGAAACCAGCTAGACAATCAATGCCTGGTTCATCAGTTGTATTCCAAATTTACAACGATATGACCAAAGCAACAACTGCTCTTTCAGAGCAAGTTGATCCAGATGCAGTAGCAATTGGTACACCAACTGCTGTAACCGTAGTTCTTAACGAATACGGTAACGCAGTTCTAACCACTCGCAAACTGCAATTAATGTCATTAGCAGATGTTGATCCAGCGATTGCAAATATCGTTGCGTTCAATATGGCTGATTCCATTGATGAACTTGTTCAAACCGAACTTCGCGGTGGAACAAACGTAATCTATGCAAGCAACGCTTCAGGCACACGCGCAACAGCAACAACTAACGTTACTGGCGCTCACACTTTGAAAGCAGCAGATATTCGTCTTGCTGTTGCAAAGTTACGTGCAGGAAAATCAATTGCTCGTAAAGGCTCCCTATACTGGTGTGCAATACATCCAGAAGTTTCACACGATTTACGTGCTGAAACAGGCGCAGCCTCTTGGAGATTGCCTCACGAATACCAATCAAATGCTGAAATTTGGGCAGGAGAAATTGGTAACTTCGAAGGTGCATACTTCATCGAATCACCACGCTTGTACAACGCCACCGATGGTGGTTCAAGTGCACGCGTGTTCCGTACATTACTTGCTGGTCAACAAGCACTTGCAGAAGCAGTTGCTGAAGAACCACACGTAGTGATCGGAAACGTAACTGACAAATTGATGCGCTTGCGCCCAATTGGTTGGTACGGCGTACTTGGCTTCAAGCGTTATCGCGAAGAAGCATTGTACAGAATTGAATCATCTTCAAGCATTAACGCTTCATAGTTAGATTCAAATCAAGATTAAAGCCCCTGGTGGAATAACTGGGGGCTTTACCTATTAGGAGACTCAGTTGCCAAAATTCTTTCCACCAACAGTTAATGAAGGACCAGCAGGATTCGGTCTTTTTTATCGCTACCAATTAATACGTGGTGTAAGTGTTTTGAAAACTGGTGGTGTATATACAACTATTAGAGTTCCATCAACAGATCAAATAGATGCTGCTAGTGAGTATTATGCAGGAGGTCACGAACACGATGTTACGTCAGGTCAAAAGACTGCGCTCATTGCTGCTGGCATCGGCATTACTGAAAGTAACTTTGAAGGATGATAAACAATATTTTGATAATGGGTGCGACTGCGAGCGCAATTGCTTCTGTATTTTTTGTGATTGCCCCAACAGTTCGAAAGACTCGTTCTATGATGGAATGGTTGGAAAAATTTCGTAG